TTGTAATTACATCGTTAGTTAACGAGAGAAATGTTAAAGCCATATTTTTTCCTTAAATAAGCTAAAGGGGCCAACCTGAGTCAGCCCCTAAAGTTGCTTTATGCTAGTAGATCACGATCTACTTCATTAGCAGATGTTGACTGTGATACGTCATCCATCATTACACAGACAGCATACACACGTATAATACCACCAGTGATAGTTCCACCTGACGCATGAATTTCTACGTCAATAGTGTCTGCTGATGCAGTAAACACTGGTAAGTTAGAACATACACCTGAAGATGTAATGGCAGGAGTGTGATCTCCTACTGATGCACCGTCTAGGTCAAATGCCGTAGCAAAAATGTCTACGTCTGTTCCTGTGATACCAACGTGGATCGAAGAGTCTGTAGTAGTACCTGCCATTGCAGTTACAACTTCAAAACCTGCGTGCAGGATCAAAGTGTTTGCAGGGACAGCAATAGCCTCAATGATATCATTGGCTGCTAGTGCAGTACCACCGTTTTGTAATATAGCATCTGCAAGATCTATATCATTTTGTAAAGTAACTAAGCTGCCACGAAGCTGCTTGTTGCCAGTACCGCCATTGTTGGAAGTAGAGGCTGAGTTCGTGCTCATTGAAATAGTAGCCATTGTTCAATCTCCCTTCTTACGCTGCGTTGTATTTAGCAGTTACGATTGCTTCTGGACGAAGAATCTTCCTACCATATAGGTGCATACCACGAACAATGTCAGCAAAGCTGTCAGGGTCACGATATGTTTCTGTCTTGTTGATCTGCTCTGCAGTTGCTACAGCAGAATCATGTCCAGCAACAATCACACCAAAGTTAGCATTTTGGTTTGCTGATCCTGTTGTACCTGGTCCTGTACCTACAGCAGGTAGGTTTGAAGACACGTACAAACGGAAGCCGTGAAAGTTGTTGATTACAAGACCGTTACGTAGTCCACCAGACTCACCGTAATCTCCATTCATAAATCGAGAGTCTTCGTCTGATAGGATTTCCATAAACACAGGGTCAATTACTAGCCATCTACCTTGTGTGTCAACTTGTTGTTGATCAAGCAAACGTTTCATTCTAGCAATAATCATTGCAGGAGAAACTGTTGCTGTTGGTAGTGCTGTTGCACCTGGTAGTCTTGCTGCCACTGGGATTGAGTGATCGCCTGCAGAAGATGTTGTAATGTTACCAAATGAATCCTTGCGGAGTTTCATTGATGTCAACAACTCGTCTGAACCTGCAGTGATTACAGCCTTAGTGCCATTTACACTGTCATTAGCTGTGTCAGCTTTTGCGTGTAGTGCAGATTGTTTAAAACCTGATAGATAGCCAAGAACTTCTTGGTCATACTGATCAGCTAGTCTGTATGCTGCACGATCTGTAGCAAGTTGCATGAAGTTCACATGAGAGTGTGCTTCTTCAATATCGTCCATTTTAAAAGCAAAGTAGTTGCTCTTATCTACGACTAACTGAAAATCTTCATCGTCAAGATCTTGTGCTGTGACTGTTGTGCCACGAGAATAAGCTTGAACTGAGATTTCAGGCTCTTTGATTATACGCACAGTATCACCTTGTGCGCTAATCTCTCCGAAATAATCAGAGTTAGTTATGTCTCCTACAGTAGCAGCTTTGCGGAACGCAAGCTGTACCTGTTTGGAGTAGATTATTGGCGAAAAATTACCATTAGGTAAATTGCCATAACCTGATGCGGTTTGAAAAGCCATGATTAAATCCTCCATATAGATGTATAGGCTTAGTTATTAAGCGTAACACTTTGAAAGAGGCTAATAGTTCTAGGGTGCGAGTACCTTACACGTTGGCCTTTGTGTAAGATATCGGGCCTATACTTTATTAGGTAGGTCTTGTCTTAGTAGTCGGGCTTAGTTAAGAAAAGCATAAAGGTAGCTAATAATAGGGCTTTATGCTTTTACTTCATAAACATAGTTATATATACTTAATTTACTATGTCAATAGTTTTTTTACCTTGCGCCACCAGAAACATCATAAACAAACTTACCTGATCGTATAGCTTCCATGATTTCTTCTGATTTTGCTTCGTATTCTCTTGATGACATTTTTTGTACCTGCGACTCTAATATCTGTCCTGATACACCTTCGTCATCAATCTTAGTGCTTCTCTTTGTTTTAACTTGAGATGCAGCTTCTTTAGTACTTTTCTTTTTAGACTTGAGATCCATACCGTTGTCAATCTTAAATAGATCAATAACACGCACAACTGATCTTGGATCGTCTTGATTTTCGTACAGAGCATCCTGTACCCACTTGGGTTGTTCTCCTGCCCAGTTATGAAAGTCATCGCTCTCACGCAGTTCATCAAAGTCAGGGTGCATCTTACGTATGGCACTCTCTGCTTTTGTGCGCTGGGTTTCAGCGTTTAGCTTATCTATTTCTTGTAGCCTTTTGTCTGCCTTTGCAAACTTTTCTTCTGCTATTTTAGCAGCTTTTGTTTCTACAATCTGTGCTATCTCTGGATATTTTTTAGCCCACGCATCTATTTCTTCATCTGATTTAGGTGGACGTATTTCGCCTTTAGCAGCATTTTCCATCTGAGCTTTTAGTTCTTTTATTTCCTCAGACTGTTTGTTTAAGTGCTTGCGTAAATCACTGTACCGTTTCTTATACGTTCTTTCTTCAGCAGATAGCGTTTCTTCTTTAACTTCTGTATCGGCCTCTTTCGCTTCGGCACTTTTTTCTTCGGTGGGCTGTTCTGTATCTCCCTCCATGAGGGCTTTAAGTTCTGCCTCATCTTTTTCTATTCGTTTCTTGTTTGCATTTTGTGTAGATTTTTGTTGTACAAATCCTGCATTCTTTGGTGTTTCCACTTCTGTTAGTTCTGGCATGTTATTACTCCTTATGTTGGGGCCAGCCGTAGCTGGGTAGCCTTATTGTTATATGGATTTATTAAGATATTTCTTCAAAAGGGTCTTCGTCATCTTCTGCATATTTATCAAGGTCAGATCCTGTGACTATATTAGTAGAGGTTTGTTGAGGTAGGTCTGGTCTAGGTGGGGGTGCTACACTACCGCCTGTACCTTCGTAACCCTCAAAAGCAGGATCAAATGATGGATCTTTATCAGGGTCTGATATAGTGTAGTCTTCAATTATTACAGGATCATCTTCCTCATCTTCTCCTATGCCGAATAAGTTTTGAATGCTAAACGGTTTTTTGTTTTTAAAATAATCTACTTCTGCTTGCGCTTTACGTAAAGCATCTTCATATATCTTTATTTTAGCAGGATCTTGTTCTGTTTTTAGTTTGTTTTTTGCCGCATCAAGTATTGCCTGTGCTTTTTTAGCAGCCTCAGATTCCATTTGATTAACAAATTTAGGTCCAGTGTATATTGCGCCAGGTCCAGTAAAAGTAATTGCTGCTGCACCAGCCAAAATTTTACCTATCGGATCTACTCCTACGCCTTTTCTGTTAGCATAATCTTCCCAAAGTTTAGTTCCACGGCCCTCTAGTTCCCATTCTTCAATGGGAGTATTAGCCCATGTATTAGGTGGATCATCTGGTGGATCATTATCATCAGACGGTGTTACTTGTTCTATTGCTTCTACTACCTGCTGACCTTTCAGAACGTAACCTTCAGGTATGGGGCTAAGTGGTCTACCATTAAAAAATATTATTTGTAGTTCTGGTTTTGTAGGATGCACGTAAGTCTTATACTCATAGCCTACAAATCTTTTTGCTCCACCGTAGCCACCATAGCCACCACCCATAGGAGGGGGTATTTGTATACCTGATCCTGGTACTTCATCTACTTCGCCGCCATTTGATAACTTTTGTACTTCGCCACCATCTTGCATTTGTTGTGGTGATTCACCTGATGTAACTTTTTCTGCGGCCTCTTCTACTTCTAGTTCGTCATCTCTAAAGAAAGACTCTTCACCCTTTTTGATACGTTCAAAACCTTGTTTAGCTGCAGCCTGTAAGTTCTCAAAAAAAGTTGTACCGTAGTAACGCCTAGTAGCAGCATCTATCATAAACTCGTTGGGGCTTGCCATGATAGGTATGTCATCTCTAACTTCTTCTGGTGTAGCTCCAACAGGTGCTATGTTACCACTTACAGGGTCTTGTTTCTCGCTGAGTATCTCATCCATCTCACGTTTCATAGAACGTGTAGATTGAAACATTGGTGCGTCAGTCTCTGCCATTTATTTCATCCCTTAAAAATGTCAATCTTCTTAGAGCAGCTATCTCACCTTGAGCACGATACACACCTTCCATAGATGTTTCTTGTTCTAGTTTACGCTGCGCTACTTCTATCTTTTCATTAAGTACATTAACAAACCCATCCCAAAGAGGCTTGTCATTTACTAGTTTTTTTACTATCATGTACCTGTAAACCCTTGTTCACCTGGCGTTGGAACTGTACCTGTGCCTATCGTTCCTCCACCTGCGCCTGTAGTATCTTGTACTCCTGTGCCTGCTGGTGGTGTTGGAGCAGGTTGTTGTCCTTCTTGTTCAGGAGTTTCAAGTGGAGCTATACCTTCAGGTGGCTCTGGTGGTGCAGCAAACTTCTTGAGTATCTCAGCTTGTATAGCTGCGTCACCAAGTGAGTTAGTTACTTTGTCAGGATCTAAGTCCATGCTCTTAGCTATCTCACGAATGATGTAGTCTGACTTTACAAACGGCTGTAGCATAGGATTAGAAGCTACACCTAAGAACTGCATGAGGCGCTGGGAGCGTACCTCGTTAGCCATAAGACTTTCTGTACCTTGTGCCTTTACTTCTAGATCACCCTTGATACCTTCATCGTAATCAAACTGCATGTTAAATGCAAAGAATGCTTTACCCATAGGTGCAATAAGATAGTCATCTACGTTTTTAACTACATTCCGTATACTACCGTTGGCAGCAGACATGAGCATAGAAATACCAGAGGCAGTACGCCCCACACCTTGTATGCCTGTTTGACCGTGTGCAAAAGATGGAAAGCCTGTTGATTCATCTGCTAGTACCCTTGCCTTATCAAATAGCTGCATGTTTTCTGCAGCAACGTTTGGAAACTTAGTGCCAAATATACCTTGACCAGGAGCACCGCCCTGTCTACGAAACACCTTGCCAGGATACACAGACAGGTCTTGACCTGGAACTAAGTTAGTTTCATCTACCTCGATTATAAGATTGCCAGATAGTGCAGCATTGTCAATAGCCATACGCATAAAACCATTCATTAAGGTTTGCGTGTCATCCATGTTTTCTGCAATACCTACACCAAAGAATGAATATGGGTTTAACTCATACGGTACAGCGTAGTAAGGTAT